CATGCAATCCAAATCGAATCAGAACGGTACGAATACTATTTCGTGACCATATCGTCGAATTTGAATTGCCAGTTTGGAAAATCCAGAGAGCCAGAAAAAAATTCCTCAAAGTTAGACATCCGATAACTCGCCACGTTCTCAGAGCCCATTATCATTCAGTCATTGTCTATTGGGTTAAAAAAAATTTTGTTTATATATTTATAACTGAAGAATGATAACTAGTGGGGTAACTATGCGATGGCTATTGTTGTTTTATTCTATAAACTTTTTATTCTTATCCGAGATAAGTTTCGCAAAAAATATAAAAATAATTCTTCCGATAAAATCTGATATAAAGAATAACCATTATCTATCAGCAAGAAATGCTATAGGTATGGTAGAATCTAATAACAATCCATGTGCGAAAAATAAATTAACGAGTGCTTCCGGCAAATATCAATTCATGAAAGCATGGAATAATTTTTTTAAAAAAAAATATGGTAGGAGCTGGACAAGTGTTATACCGAGTTGTAAATCTACTCAGAAAATCAGAACTGAAATGGGTTTGGTTCAGGATCGCATGTTCGATCTTTATTATGATTTTTATGCTGGTCCATGGATTTACAAGAATCGGGGACGAGGATACAGCGACCTCGAACTCCTCGCAATTTATCACCGTCAAGGCGAAGGTGGAGCTAACCGCTATATTAGAACCATGGAAGATTATGCCGCTGGAAAATGGGGAAATTCTCATGTTAAAGTACACGTCAGACGAGTTGTTAATGCGGCAAACCCTGTAACTATTATTGCGAGTTTGAAATGATTAAGAATGTTCTTTTATCTAGTCTCTGTCTTTTTGGTTTAAATTGTAAAGCAGACTGGGCTCCAGCTCCGACACATGAGGAACCACCAAGTTTACCAGGTCCAAATGAGCCAACATTGACGGGGATGATTAATAATGAGCGTATTAAACGCGGACTACCTGGTTTAATAACTTACCAGCATCTTGAATGCGCCAGTTTAAATCATGCAGAGGATATGGGAATTGGAAAATTTTGTTCGCATACTGGAAGCGATTTTTCAACACCTTGGCAAAGAGCGCAAAGGTGCGGTGGTAGAGCATCGGGAGAAATTATCGGCTGTGGGTACGAATCACCGGAACAAGCGATCCAAGGATGGATCCAAAGCCGACCTCACGCAATGATTATGTTTGATCGTGCAAATATCGGAATTGGTGCTGCCAGAGTCGGTAATTATTGGGTTGTTATGTTTATGAAATAAATCTAAGATGATTGCCATTGTTACTCCGCTATGCCATCGCCAATTGAAATCTTTTTCAAGTCTGGCGGTGGTATTTTTTTATTGATGCAATCCCAAAAAATTTTTATCTCATTTAAAAGCCAAGATATATATTCAAGATCTGGAAATATCTCCACAATCACGCCATTTTTCCCATCAAAGCTAAAATAATGGGCAAGTAAAGCATTGGTTACAAAAAGCTGATGCTGAACTTGTGGATAATATTTAAGAGGAATCTTGCCACGAAGGGCTTTATCATGGTCAACTCTCCCAGGGCATTTAATTTCAAGCACAATCTTACGGCTATGGTTATAGCCGTCAAGCGAAGCCCTAATGAAAGGATATTCTCGGTGTTCGCATAGAATGGGTTGCGATTCAAAGCCGACCATCAACTCATAATGAGCCCTAGCGATTGGTTCTAATTTATTTCCACGATCGATTGCCCAATTAGATGTTTCATCCGCTTTCTTTTGACCGATTTTCTTTGCCCAGAGATCCTCGCGAGTCATCCAGGGACTCACTCCAGCAATTATCGTCGAGTCACTGGCTCCAATTCCTTTACTTCTCCAGTTTAGCCAGCGGTTTCGATCCATAAGCGATTATTCCCCATTTTTTTATAGCTTCAACGGCTTTAAAATCTCGCGGACCTTTTGCCTCACAGACTAAACATTGAACCCATTTCTCATCCGTCAAAAAATCTATTCGAATGATTAAGTCTATACTACCACAGTATGGACACTTGCGGACCTTGAACACCATTTTAGAAAAGTTAAAATTTTTTTTAATATTTAATAAAAAATATCTTGCCATCTTCCCCACAGTCTTGAAGATCATTATCTAATATCCTTCCGAGAAAAAAATTGTAGAACTCATTTTTTACTTTTTTTTTTAAAAAAAACTAGTTAAATATATTTCTGAATCAAAAAAAAATAGGAGACAACAATGGTCACAGATCCATTAATCCGTAAATTAGCAGACTGGGTAAAAACTAATCGAGCGACAACTCTTGCAGAATATCTAGGATATAAGACTACGAATACCGTGCATTCATGGATTCGGAAAGAACGTATCCCAGGACATGCGCGAGATCGAGTTGCTGAATTTCTAAATGTTCGCGGAAAGAAAGGATAATATATGTCATTTTTGGAAAAAGTTACAGTTGGCAGAAAATCAAAACCACATTTGATATTAGTATATGGTCCCGATGGAGTCGGGAAAACGAGTTTTGGTGCTGGAGCCCCGAATCCAATTTTTCTGGGTACTGAGGACGGAACCGACTTTCTCGATGTTGCAAGATTCCCAAGCCCAGCGAATTGGCTTGATGTAATTGAATCGATCAAAGAACTGATATCAAAAGAGCATCAATTTAAAACCTTGGTTATTGACTCACTAGACTGGCTAGAGCCTCTGCTGTGGCGTCAAATTTGCGAAGACTACAAAGTTAAATCGATCGAACTCGCAGCAGGTGGATTCGGCAAGGGATACGTTGAGGCGACGGAGAGATGGTGTAAGTTTATGCAGCTGCTTAATATCCTCCGAGCTCGGAAATCTATGAACGTGATTCTGATCGCGCATTGCGAAACCAAGCCTTATAACGATGCTCAACTCCAAGTATCGTATGATCGTTATCAACTGAAACTCGATCGCAGAGCCTCTCCGAAATTTCGCGAATGGGTTGACGCTGTTCTTTTTGCGAATTACGAAATCTATACACAAAAAGATGGAAACTCAATTAAAGCCTTTGGCGAAGGCGGCAGAAAACTTTGGACTGAGGGACGACCAGGATTTGATGCCAAGAATCGTATGGGTTTAAAAGAGTCTATAGATTTAGATTTCGGAGCATATCAAAGAGCATATAACGAAGCCATCGAAGTCGGACCAACAGCAGATCAAATCATTGTTAGAATCAACGATTTACTCAGTCAAGATAGCATACCACCAGAGCTTAAAGAAGCAGTGAACGGTGCGGTGGAAAAAGCATCGAAGAATCAAAAACAGCTTTTATTTATCGAGAAAAGATTGCAAGATCGATTAAATTTAACTCTGAAGGAAGAAAATAATGTCGAAGCGGAAATCCATCATTTGTCTTGATACTGGCCAACAATTTGCCTCTGTTAGAGAAGCATGTGATTTTATTTATGGGGATGAAAAAAGTATGCGAAAAGCCTGTCGCGGGCAATTACAAACATATCGCGGGATGAAATGGCGATATTTAGAGGAACATATCGATGGACAATGCCGAGATATATCTAAGGTGGGAAAAAAACTTAAAGACCGAGTGGGCGAAAAAGGATGCGATAAGTAGTTATATAAAAGCAGATCGTGAGAAAGTTTATCATGATTTTATCATGGAAAAATTAATAACTCTTTTTACGATGGCCGAAATAAATGGCCAACGTCTAGCAAAGTTGGAGAACGCAGATGGACTATAAATATCTAATGCCTGGAGTTTACACAGGTAAAATTACAAATTACGGCATACATAAAACTAAGAACGATAGTTTACAGGCAGTCATTCAAATTGGTTTCTCGGATGATCAAGGAAACCAGTATAAATTAAATTGGCGAGGTGGATTCAGCGAAAAACAGCTACCATTTACGCTTAAAACCCTTCTGGTTTGCGGTTTACAGGGCAATGATCCAGCCGTGATCGCCGATGGCCCGAACTCGAATGCTCTCGATTCTGATAAGATCTTGCAAGTCACGGTCGAACGCCAAGATGAAAAGTACTGGCGAATCTCGTGGATCAATGAACCTGGCCTTAGAAATGGCGTGAGCAAGTCCGAAGTAACATCGCTTCTCGGTGATCTGCGCGGCAAAGTCGCGAGCTTAAGGCAAGAACATGGCATCAAAGATCAACCGCGAGTCCAGCAAGTTAGCCAGCAAGTGTTAGATGACCTTCCTTTTTAATTTTGTTTAAAATAAAATCTCTTATATCAAACATATAAGGGATTTTTATGAACATCGAAAAACTTATTTCGTTACTTGAAGAACTGCCAACTGACGCGGTAGCAAAAGCGCGTCCAAATAAAATACAAGTTTACTCAGATCGTGAAAAAATAGCGTATATAGATTTTAAAGCGGAGGAAATAATACATGAGCCATCGATCGACGAGCTTGATTCTTAGACAGTATCAAAGCGATGGTATAAATACGATAAAAGAGCATTTTGCAAAAGGACAAAAAAAAGTTCTACTACAACTCCCGACGGGAGCTGGCAAAACTTTATGTTTTTCCTATATCCTAAAAGGAGCCTACGAAAAAAATAAAAATGCAATTCTCGTGGTTCGTGGTCGCGCGTTAGTGGATCAAGCATCCCAAAGGCTTTTTCGTGAAGGCGTAGATCATGGTGTTATTATGGCTGGCCATTGGAACTATCAGCCTTGCGCTCAGATCCAAGTATGCTCGATTGATACGCTTTATCGTCGAAGAATGAATAAGATCCCCGCTGATTTGATCGTAATTGATGAAGCTCATATGGCTACGAGTTCGGCGTTTAAGTGGCTTATTGGTTTCTACCAAGAGGCTTTTTTTCTCTCTGTTAGTGCAACGCCGTTTGTTAAGCAAGGTCTTCGCCACATTGCAGATCATATCGTTTATCCGATTTCTTTTGGTCAATTGATCGAGCAGGGATATCTCGTTAAGCCAAAATATTTTTCGTTCCCGATCGATATAAATTTTGCAGAAATTGAAATTGATAAAAAAACTGGAGACTATAACCAGACTCAGCTTGGCGATGCTGTTAATAAAAGCAAAATGCTATCAGGAGATATCATCGCGCATTGGAAAAGACATAGCCTCGATAAACCAACGCTATGCTTTGCTGTTAACGTAAAACATTCTAAAACCATCGCGAATAATTTTAAAGATGCTGGGATACCAGCAGAACATATGGACGCTGATACTCCCGAAGATGAGAGGAAATGGATTTTAAGTCAACTTGAAGCAGGTAAAATAAAAGTTGTCTCTAATGTGGGCATACTGGGCACTGGGGTCGATCTTCCGTTCATCGAATCGATAATTCTCGCACGTCCCACGAAGTCCAAGAATCTTTATATTCAGCAAGTTGGCAGAGGATCGAGACTATCTCCTGGGAAAGAAAGATTTATAGTTTTAGATCACGCGTCAAATGTTGTGGAACACGGTGCGGTGGAGGATGAAGAAAAAGCTAATCTTGATGGTTTTGGAAAAACCAAAACCGAATCGAAAAAAGACAAAATGATTTTATGCCAAAAATGCTTTTGTACTTTTTTGCTTAAAGATCATAAAGATTATATTTGCCCAGGACAGTTTTATAATTCTCAAAATGAGCTTGTAAATTGTAACAATGATTGTCGTCCAGTCAAAAAAGATTTTGAACCAGTTAAAATGATCGTTGATGCAAAGAAAGAGTTGGTAGAAATAACCGATCCTAAGTCCTTTTTTCGTTCCCATTTCCATGCAGACATGGATAGACTCATAACCATAGCAAAGATCAAGAATTACAAATGGCAGTGGGTATGGTTTAAATTGAAGGAACGGTATGGAAAAGGAAAAGCCGACAGCGTTGCAAGAGAGCTTAAAGAAAGAATCGAACGAGTTACAAGCGACGAAGCCAGAGCTTGGATCAAAAGCTAAAAATAAATATGCAGATCACCAAGCCTTAGTTAATCAAATTTTAGTTGGCCTAAATCTATTGCACGTCGGAAGATTTTGGCCACAGCAAACTGGAGCAGCCTATCGCAACGGAAGGCTGATTCACTATGGTTTTACTGGTTCAGCGGATATTACCGGAATCATGAAGGGTGGATATAGAGTTGAAATCGAGGTAAAGACTGGTAGAGCATCACAAAGTAATGTCCAAAAAAATTTTGAGCAAAACATAAAAATGTGGGGAGGAATTTATTTTGTAGCCAGGAGCGTGGAAGATGCTTTATCTAAGATAAAAGCATACGCAAGAAAATATAAGATATAGCGGAGTGGAAAAAAATATGTTGAATGACTTGCGGGGTCAGCTCGCCAGGGATGGCTTTTATCTATCAGATCCGAAGTTAGACGGTAATATAGTTCGATTCGATCGAAATAATAGAAAAAATAATGCATGGTTCATCGGGTTTTTAAATCATACGGTTAAAGGAGGCCAGCCATACATTGTCGCAATCTATGGCGACTGGGCAGATAACGAAGGCACCAGAAAATATTGCTCGATCAAGCTCTCGAAAGTTGATCAAGAGGCTTGCGAGAAACAGTTAAAAGAAGCGAGCGAGAAGCATAAGAAAGAAAAAATTGCGCGGCAAGAGGACGCCGCGAGGCGAGCATTAGAGAATTGGGAACTGGCTGAGGAGCGAGGGACAACATCGTATTTAGCCAGGAAAGGAATAGAAAAGCCGTATGGTATTAGATTTAAAGACTTCGATACCATTCTGGTTCCATTGCGCGATATTAACGGCAAATTATGGTCTATCCAATATATTTTAGAAGATGGTCAAAAAAGATTTTTACGAGAATCCAAGATCGATGAGAATTTTTTCCTGATCGGTAATGAGCCGAAAGAAAAACTTTTGATATGCGAGGGCTTCGCCACGGGAGTCACATTACATCGAGCTACGGGACTCCCCGTTGCTTGCGCTTTCTCTGCCCAAAATTTAGGTGCGGTGGCGAAGAAGTGGAGAGAGAAAAGCCAAGATCTTATAATCGTAATATGTGGCGATAACGATCGCTTTACCGATGGAAACCCTGGCAGCAGTAAAGCTTCTGCCGCTGCTGCGATGGTTAGCGGTGCGGTGGTCATACCTGATTTCGGAGATGAGCCTGATGGAACCGATTTTAATGATCTTGAGATAAAATTTGGGATCGATGCCGTACAGAAATATTTTGAAGATGAGCCAGAGGTTACAGAGGGTTTAAAGCCATTGGGTTACGATGATGGCGTCTATTATTTTTGGGACTACCGATCCCGCGATATCGTTAAGATCACGTCATTTGCTAAAAGCCAATTCCTCCAGGTCGCTCCTCTCGATTATTGGTCAAACCGCTACCCAAGCAAATCTGAAGGCGTGAATTGGACCCAAGCCACGAATGATCTAATTGATATGAGCCGAAAGATCGGAGTCTTTGATCCAAACCGTATTCGTGGCGGCGGCGTCTGGCTCGACGAAGGACGCGTGGTTGTTAACACTGGCCGTGAGTTGATCGTTGATCATAAAAAGCAAAGTATGTCTGGAACTAAAAGTCGATACTTTTGGATCCAGACACCGTTTAAAATTTGTGATATGGCGCCTCGAGCAAATTTAAATGATACGAAAATATTAATTGATGTTTGCTCAAATCTTAATTGGGTCGATCCTAAGTCTGGTTATCTGCTCGCAGGATGGCTTGCGATCGCGAGGATCGCTGGAGCTTTATCGATTCGACCTCACATTTGGCTAACTGGCGGCAGCGGGACGGGGAAAACTACGGTAATGGATAGGATCATCGATCCATGCTTAGGATATCCAAAAGGCAAAGTACACGCGCAAGGAGCATCGACTGAAGCGGGGATCAGGCAAACTCTCAAGAGTTCGGCTGTGCCAGTGATCTTTGATGAGTTTGAAACGACGGGAGAGCATAGCAAGTACCGTATTGCATCTATATTAGAACTCTTGCGCGTATCATGGTCAAACCACAGCGGAGCCATTGTAAAAGGATCTGCAGGAGGATCGGCTTCGACTTATACCGCGAGCTTTCCTGCTCTCTTGTCATCAATACGCGTGAACTTAGATAACGATGCTGATCGATCAAGATATAGCGTCCTTGAACTCGCTCCCCATACAAATGATCAAAAGCAGTGGGAAAGGCTTCAAGATCTTATTTCAAACATCGATGAGGATTTTGGGGAAAAGATCTTTTCTCGTAGTGTTTTCCATATAAGAAATATAATAGAAAACCAACGGATTTTTGGTAAAAAGTTAAGTGCTGAGATAAGCCAGAGATTTGGTCAACAGGTGGGAACGCTGCTTGCAGGTCTTTATAGCCTGATGAGCGATGAGCCTATCACCGAAAAGATCGCGGAAAATCTACTGAAAGAACTAGATTTTACAACTGATCGGCAGGAATCCGAGACTACGGACCAAGCTGAATGTCTTCTCCATCTACTTACCCATAAGTTCACGTTTCACGAAGCCGGATCTACGATCGATACAACGATCCTGAATCTCGCCAGCAATCCGATGATGATAACCACCGCACATAATAGAGGTTTAACTTTATACGGACTTGAGTTAAATTCAGATCTTGAGCTTTTCATTCCGATCCAGAATGCCGAGCTACAGAAAATCTATCGCATGACGCGATGGTCGAGCTGGACGCGGAGCATTAGACGTTTGAATGGTGTTAGACAAGGTTTTAGAAAAGGTACAAATGGAATTATCGTTTCCCTAAAATCATTTTTAGATAAAAAATAAAATTCATTTGGTAAAAAGATAACAAATAAGCCAATTTATTTTTTTAAATAAATTGGTAATTTTTTTTTAAAAACGTAAATTGGCACTTTTGGAAGTAAAACCAGAAGGTTAAGGTCGATCAATTTACAATTTATGTAATTTACGGAAAAAAGACATATATATACTCTTTCTGAAAATCATATTTTTTTTTCTTCCTATATCTATATATATATAAATTACATAAATTATAGATATGTATATAGAGATAGAGAAATAAAATCAAAAAGTTAGGCAATTTATTTTTTTAAAAATTTTTGCTTCGCAAATAAATTGACCCTCCAAAAACCTGTGGATAAGTCACTTTTTACTAATGATTCCAGATAGGGCTCAATTTATTCTTTTAAATAAATTGGTAAAAATTTTTAAAAAAGCTCGTAGTAAAAAATGTTTACCTCAAAAAAGTTGAAAGATATCGTCAAAAAGCGGAGAATGGGGAATCGATTATCAGATAATTTTTGGAGCGAAAATGAGCGAGAATAATAGTCATATTGGGGTAGTCTTAGATGATGAGGAGCAAGGTCCAGAAACTGAAAGTGGCCGTCCTAAAACTGGTTTTATCGCGGTCCTGGGCAATAATATTTTGAGGGCTGAGACTAAAAGAGAGCTTAAGTCTGAGCTTGAGAAGCGCGGAATTAATGATGTTACGATCATTCGCGGCAAAGTCCTGCCCACGGCAAAGATCACGAGGCTTAGCTTTTAAAATGCAAAAGACCTGGGGAATTATCTTTTTGGTTTTTTGTATTTTTAGTTGCGAAAAGACCAAAAAAAAACTCTACGAAATTAGCGACGGGCAAGTTGTTGGGTGCCGGAGCGAAAAGATAATGCCGTGTGGTCTGATCTTGCGCGATTGCGATGACGGCGTAGATATACTTTGCGCGCTCGATGTGAGGACTTTTGACGAATGATTTGCTATTCTTAAAAAAAACATTAAGGAGTTCAGATCATGAAGCAAGATTTCAAACCATTTTTCGCGTCCGCTGCTTATTGTGTGGTTTTCCTAGCTGTTCTCGTTGTTTTTCCCTTCGCTTGGCTTTACGAAAAAGCTGCTGCGAAGAAAGAAAAACTTTTGCCGACAGCAAAGAAGCCAGATGAAGCTCCTCAAGGCTAACATAACCTTTGGCTTACCCGACGACTTCAAAGAGCCAGAATCGATCGCTGCGCTCTTTGAAGCAATCGCTGCACATATACGATCAAATCAAGATATATCAGATCGCCAGAACGTCCCCAGCGGCGCCAGTCATCATATATGGTTTTACAATCTATCCAAAAATCAAGCGAAATTGACCGGAGAAATCGGTATTTTTTCGTTGGAAAATGGTAAAAATTGGATTGAGATTTTACCAAAAAAATCTATCGTTTTTTGATAAAAAAATAGATTGATTTTGGGCTGAAAAATCCTTAATTTAGATCTCTCTTTTTTAAAGAAATGGAGGTCTATTTTGAAAGTCGTAAATAGCCTAAGCCTGAATCTATTTCCCGAGGGCGTTATAGGTTCATTTCAATATATGGCTACATTCACGCGCGATCATATCCTCGCGATGAGAGATCTAAAATCGTATATCGGGCATCACGATCTCGCTGCTCTGGTTTGGCTCCCGATGAATCGCGAGACCGCAAAAATTGAAGATCGAGAATTTTTTCTTCTATTTCAATATCGTGGGCCAAGGCTCCCAGAGAAAACTACCAAACTTCCTGAGGGTGCGGTGGTTGAGTGTCATTTGTATCAAGCAATTTTTGAGCAAAAAAAAGGAGTAACGAAATGAGTCAATCGTTAAAGAAAGTGCGAGAGCTAGTTAAGAAATCAGGTTGTACGCTACAGGATGCATGTGAGGAATTGAAGATTCCATACAGCACGATCATGTCAGCACAAAGGCGCGAGAAGTTAAAAAAGGAATCATCAAAACCACTTTCGATAAAAGTGGTGGATCTAGAAAAGCCGAGCGGGTTACTTACGCGACTTGCTGCTCTTGAAGCGAAGATAAAAAAGATCGAGGAGATTCTACGATGAAAGTTCAAGCTATAGAAATTTATTTTGGAGTTGATTTTAAAAAAGGACATAACGGTCTTTTATCTCTTATTCAAGATCAAGATCTTGGTGAGAGAGATCTGATTTTGTTCGTCAACAAGAGTTTAACTGGCTTAAAAATCATGATCGGATCGCAAACGATGGTTTATCATAAGAGCGCGCGTCTGACGATTAGCGAGATTCGCAATCTACCAGAGCTACTCGGTGGATCTAAGATGACTTTCAAAAAAGATGTACTAGAGCAAATCGTCGGAGTATTTGAACAAAAATTAAGGGCTGTATCATGACGCAATTTGTTTTCGGGATGATGATGCTTGTTGGTTCTTATCTTATCACCGTGTGCGTGATGGAGTTGGTGTTATGGTTAAAAAGGGCGAGATAATTCACTATATCGTGAACAATCTCTATTTTGAGTTGTTAAATTTTGGGCCGAACGCTTTTCGGGCAAGGTTCGGTGACGTTGAAACTGGTGCGGGAAAAATAGAAGAACTTAAAGTCTCAGAAATTCGCGATCTGCGAAAAGAGATCCTGGGACGCGGAGGGAATAAAAAGTGAATGCGGAAAAAAAAGTGGATGAGGCAATTTTTGAGAAGCTTAGGATGGCCAAGGCAAACAACAATCTTGATATCAAATTCACGAAGACTGAAATTGATAGACTGTTCCAGGCTTTTACAACTGTTAAAAAAAATACGTTAGTATTCGGAAAAATGCAGAGGGTACAACGTAATTGGATTTTATGATGAATAAAATAACAGAAACAAAAAGAGTCCTTACATATTTAACAATGGGGACTGCAACACGCAATGATCGAGAGCGAGCAAAGTTCATATGTGAATCGCGACGCGAAGATTTAGCAAAGTTAGACAAGATCGTGGCGAGCAATATTACTGCGATCGCCATGGGTAAGAAGAGTTTTCAGCGAAAGGAAAAGAGATGATAGTTAAAACAAATGTGAAAGTTGGCCAGAAAATTTTAGAAGAAATAAAGGGAATGACGGCGATTGATCAGATAATTACTTTATCGGGATTGATTGGATTTATTATTTGCGAATGTTCAGATAATGAGCAACATCGCAAAGATTGGTTTGATATCACCAATGACTATATCAAAAAGGTAGTAGGAAAATATGATGAGGTCAAAGATGATGAGATCCACTAGATAAAATAAAGTTAAAGTTTTTCTGAGAAGTGCCGATAAGATATATAGTTTCATTTTTACCCTTCGATCCCCAGATCTCGTTGATCTGGGGATTTTTTCGAAAGATTTATCGAAAATATTTTGGAAATATTTCCAAGATTTGGGGTAAAAGGAAAGGATCAGAGCCCAGAAAAAGACCAATAAAATCAAAGTGTTATACGATTTTGCTAAAGTTTTTTAGCAGAATGCCGATATCTTTTTTATAAGCAAAACAAGAAAGGGTAAATAAATGAAAGTAGAATTTTTTGGAAAGAATTACGAAGTCGTAACCATCAACTTTTTGAGAGATTGCGTCGCCGTTATCTATAAGGATAATGGGGATCTTAAGATGATCCAGATGAATCAGGATGAGTTTAAAAGAAAAGTTACCTTTTAAGATTAAGGAGATCAAAATGAAAAGAGATGAAAAAATCAAAAATCTAATTGAGAAATTAAATTTTTATAAAAAACAAATCAAATTTACAAAAAAAGAGATGATCAAAATCGAATCGATGATTAAGAAATTAAGCAAGGAGCTTTCAAAATGAAAAGAGATGAAAAAATCGAAGAAATGATGAAATCATTTAATCTTTATATCCAGAAAAATATGGAAAGGGGAATCCATATGATTTCCCCAAATGCTCAAACTTTTTTAGAACAATCTTTAAGGGATTTCATCCAAACAGAGTACGCTTACGATCTTGAGGATTGATAAAACCAATGGTAACAAGATTAACCAGATCAAGAATAGGAGAATAAATCATGGAATTTTATTATTGTGAAACTACTGTATCGAAATTGGATAAAGAATTAAAAAAATGTGATGCCCATATTGGATTCGGAGCTTCATATCATCCACTAGAAACAATAAAAGCCATAAACAAAATTATTGAAAAGGCAAAAAAACAAGGATACTCTCATATAGGACTTTATGAGAGTGATGCTTATGGATTGGAAGATCTTTATTTCTATTTTGGAACAAAAGGGGAAGTACGCAAAAGATTGCGTAGGAAATGAAGAAAATAGCAACAAGATTAACCAGATCAAATGATCTGGTTTTTTTTTACTTTTTAATCAATGATAAAAATTCAGATCTAGCAGATCGATCATCCCTAAAAACGCCGATCATCGATGAAGTGATCATCTTTGTTTGATGTTTCCTGATTCCACGACAACTCATACATTGATGATGAGCTTCGATGATAACGGCAACTCCTTTGGGCTTCAAATTATCAAATATTGCGGATGATATTTCTGTGGTCATCTTTTCTTGAATTTGCAATCGTTTGGCAAAACATTCAACCAATCTTGCTAACTTTGATAACCCGACAACTTTTCCATCTGGGATATATCCTATATGTGCTTTACCGATGAAAGGTAAAATATGATGCTCGCACATTGATGTGAACTCGATATCCTTTAATATGACCATTTCATCACATGATCCATCTTTGAAGCATGTGGATAGTATGGCTGATGGATCTTCATTATAACCTTGATATAATTCCTTCCAAGATTTTAGAACTCGTCTGGGAGTATCACGTAATCCTTCTCGATCTGGATTCTCACCGATTGATATAAAAAACTCTCTAATAAAATGTTCCATCATTTTAATCCTAAAAATTTATGAGTTTGAGTATTGAGTCGCCAATGAGGATTTTTTCTTATAAAATCTGATATCCTATTTATTGATGATTCAAGGGTATTGAACTCAGGAGATAGCCAGTAAGTTTTACCTTCCTCATTATAATGTCGATCTAATAAATCAAACTCAAAAAATTCATCAACAACGTACTTATACTCATTCACATGATCTCTTATCTTTGCATTGATTTTAAAACACGATTGAGCCTTAGGAGAGCAGGTAACAAAGTCAATACCTGGAGCATAGGGCATTGTTCCATTGGTTTCACAAGCAATAAAAAAACCATGCTCTTTAAGAAGTGATATAACATCCTTGATCTGTGGATTCATCAATGGCTCACCGCCAGTGATCACAGCGAACCGCGAGTTCTCTTGGTAAATGAATTCATTGATCCATTGCCGATCATAGGCTTTATGGGTATTAAATTTAGTATCGCACCATGAGCAAGTTAAATTACAATTTGGCAATCTAACAAATAATGCTCTTTTCCCACTATTTAAACCCTCGCCTTGATAAGTCCAAAAAATATCATTCAGCAAGTATTGCATCGGCTTTACAGTTCTCCGTTTCATAGAGTTCTATTTTATAAACTTCGACTCCAGTTCCTTCGAGTAATCTAGGTGAGATTTCTTTTAAAAGATAATTAGCCATATTTTCAGCAGTTGGATTAAATGGTGCGATCCATAAAGGTTTATTTTCATGAAATTGGTATAAGGCTTCGATCAAATCGGCATCTTTAGATGAAACGATAAATGTATGGTCCCAATGCTCATCGATCCATTTACCGATGGTTTCTTTCAGGACACTAAAATCGATCACACGGCCAATGGAATCTAATTCAGATGATCTAGCATGAATCCACGCGATATAATTATGCCCATGAGGGTTCGCGCATTTACTCTCATGGTTTAAAACTCGATGCCCAGAACAAAATTGGATTCGACGGCTACATGTTATCATTTTTTAATCACCATTATTTTAGACGGCTACAAGCTAGACCAATTGTTAATCCTTCAATAGGATTTATCATATAGGTATCCTTAAAAACTTTT